CAAAGTGGCATCATCAAGAGATACTCTTTCTACTCGAATCCTAAGTGCCCTAGAGTGATTGGCGAATTCAACAAGCATGTTACTACCATTGGATTGGGGGATGATGACCTCAACAATAAATTTGGCCATGCCTATGGTTGGGGGCCAAGTGACTTGTTCCTGACGGTTCATAATTTGAACATGCAAGTCACAGATGCCTCAAAAAGAGCTGACTTGGAACATCTGAATGAGCTGTTGCAGCCTCTAGGCAAGACCACTTTCCTGAAGTCCACTCCATATTGGAATCCTGACTTGGAGAGAATTGTGGGAGTGAGAGGGCCACGCTCCGTGTTGAGACCCCTTTACTGGAGAACGGACGCGAAAGAGGCTCTACCTATCTACATGAAAGCTGTTCTTCAGTGCATCATGGATGAGCTATTCTTCCATGGGAAACGAGTTTTTGAACACTTCCGGCCCAAGTTCCTCCAACTAGCTAGAATCTGTGAGGTTCCTGTAGATTGGTTGGAACAGCAAGACTATGAGGATTACGTGGATAAACATTTTAGCGAGGAATGTTGTGGTACTCAGTGTCCAGAGGACTTGTCAACAGTCTCGCCTTTTGAAGAAGAGTACTTGTCGTGGAAGCCCCTCTTCGATTCCGAACCCGGTACTGATGTTTATTACAGAATGTTGGAGAATATCCACTTGCCTTCACTGTGCCAAAGCTTCACGTCTTTGAGAGCTGAAGCCAACACGGAGGGTCTAACCGAAGGTGGGAGCTCTGAAGAGGGATACAACGTTGAGAGTAAGGCTGTGGATGAAGGAGTTGTCATGCAAGAAGAGAAGCCCATAGGCGACGTGATTGACAATTCCAAGGATGGGGACCTCATGAACACTTACGTGAAGGCCGGAACTCTTAACATCACGGGATCCACTATAACCACGAGCTCAGAGGATTGGACTGTAAAAGGAGGAGACAGTGGTACTGCTGGATGGTTTCAGCCTCACTCATTTTACTTCAAGGACCCAGCTATCAAAGCTAGAATACTTGGTAACGTCTTTTACAGATCTAATATGACTGTGACCGGAAAGATCACTACTTCTGCGGGAAATTATGGGAAGCTGATAGTTTCAATTCACAAGCGAGACACCCCCGCCACTTATCCAGTCGAGTATCATTCAGATTTGGATCTGATGTTCTGCACTTC